CGCTTCGTTCCTATTGCTAAAGAGTTTTTATGTGTAATGTGCAGTTTTTCGACAGCCAACAATCTATCTATACCAACCAGTGAGCCCAATTTGTTTGATGGCTTCCTCCCTCTGGGGAGTCGATCAGTATGTTACGTGTGCTTCTATACGAGAGCTTTTTCCACAGCGGTATTATTAAACTGGCCCGCCAACCTTAAGTGTTGGATTGTTTTGCCTGTATGGAGTGTTCTAGCAACGCCTGTTTGAGTTTGTCTGATCCGCCTACTCTAACATTAATAATACCATTATAGTATTCGTCTGTTTCAAGTACACGCCTATCAAATTGTTCTCTTGCCTCTATGTAGGACATTTCGCCCCTACCTTTACATAGGTATAATATTTCTCTTGTGAAATTTTCTTCGCCTAATGCTGCTACATCTGCGTTTAGTCTGTCTGAACTACCGTAGTATGTTCGCCAATCGCTTTCTTTGTAACCGCGTCTTTTATTCTTCTTGCCTTTTAGAGGTGGCTTAGTAGTTTTAAATTTTGCTAGTTTTTTGCCTACGTACTTTTGACCAGTGGTAAGATTCGTAATAAGATAAACAAAGCCTTCATACTCATCTGGTATTGTGTCTATTTGTTTACCTTCATACGTCCACTGCATGAAGTACTTATTATTTGCCTTTTTTCTCAGCCTCTTTCTTGGCAGTGTATGAGTCGTGTATTTCGATCATTCGTTCTTTTGCAAGTGTACGAATTTCACGTAGCCACCGTCTGCTAGCTGCGTGTGTTCTGTGACTTTTACGCGACTCGTAAGATTCGTTTGCCTTAAAATATTCTAGATAAGCTTTTGTTAGCTTGTCATGTGTATCATCGTCTATCATTCTACAACTTCAACATCATTTTCGTAACTTGTAAAGCCGTTTTCTTTTACAACTTTAAGAATATGATTTACTCTACCTACTAGCTCGTCTTTGTGCGAGATTAAAAAGATATTCTTTTCACGCTCACGTGCAATTTTCTTAAGAACACTTAGTGCACCTTCAACGCCGGCAGTGTCCATGCCACTATCAATAAGCTCATCGATAAACAACAAGTTGATATTTTGATACAAGCTTTCCCAAACGTCACGGAATGCAAAGCTAAGACCTAAGATAAGTCTGTTACGTTCGCCTCGACTCAAGTTATCAAAGTCCAAATCCTGTCCTAGTTGCGTAATCTCGACATTCAAATCGTTTTGGAACACAACTTGATGCGGCAATCCTAGTTTGTCTAAGTAATATGTTAGACGATTGTTCAAATATGCTAAGTTTTGTTCAATAATCTTCTTGCGAATGAAACTGTCTTTGTTTGTAAGCAGCTTTAACAAAAACTCTTGATGCTCTTTGTAATTTGTAAGTTCGTTAATAGAACCCCAACTAATCTCTTGCATGGCACTAGTGGTTAATTCATCAATTTGTGCTTGATAAGGATCATTCTCTGCTTGCTTTGACTGTAATGCTTGCTTTAAACTATCAACATTTTGTCTATGCTCGTATGCTTCTTTGGCGCTGTCATAAAACGTTGTAGGTTTACCATTGATATCACCAATTTCTTCAAGTGCTTTCATTACATCAGTAAGTTTGCCTGAAACTTCTGTTTGATATGCTAGTGCATCAGCAAGTTCTTTGTTCTTACGTTCTGCAATTTCTGCTTTTTTGTCTGCATGAAGTTCTTGTCCACAAGTATAACAAGTAGCATCTTCTAGTTCTGCAATATCTTTTTCTGCTTTGGTTACACTTTTGTCAGCACGTTGCAGTGCAGGTTCAAGTGTGCTTAGTTCTTTCTTAAGAGCTAGGATAGCATTGTTATGTTCGGTCCAGTTTGCTAATTTTTCATGCGACTCTAGTTCAGCTTCGATATCTAAGTGTTCTAGTTCGTTGATGCCTTTTTGCAATTTAGCAATATCTTGTTCACGTTTAGCAAGCCAAGCACGTTGATTGCCCTGCAAGCTTGTAATAGTAGTTTCAATCTTACTATTAGCAGCCTGTATTGCTTCAATCTTTAGTGTTTCTTGTGTAATAGAATCTTTGGTACTACGTACTTGTTCTTTTAAGTTTTCTGCCTTTTCAGATAAGATAGTAATACCTAAAAGTTGCTCAATAATAGCACGTTGGTCGTTTGTACGCATTGCTAAGAACGGTTCTGAGTATGTATTCAGTGCAACAATGTGTTTAAACATATCGTGCGACATACCTAGCAAGTCAATTAAGTATTCTTGCGTCCTGCGACTATCACCTTGCGACTCATCTTCTATTTGTTCTTCATTGTTAATAAAAAACTTAAAGAAAGTAGGCGAACGACCTCGCTCAATACGGTATTGATTGCCATCTTTTTCAAAATCTAAGCTAACAACCATGCCTTTTGAGTTAGTTTTGTTAATAAGATTGTTAGCTCTAATGTTAGTAAGTGCTTTACCGTACATTGCATATGACAGTGCATTAATAATAGTAGTCTTACCAGTTCCGTTACGACTTCCGCTGTCGTCTCCGCCTTGATCTAAGTTTTCGCCAAGTACTAGAGTTAGTTTTTCTTTGTTAAAATCTACAGCCTGGGTTTGATTCCCCACACTCATAAAATTCTTAACTGTTAAATCCTTAATTTTTATCATAGCTCGTTATAAATGTCCAGTAGCATTTTCTTGTTGAAGTTTTCGCTGTCAATTGCAGTAATTTCTTTAGATACAATTTCATCAACACTTTCAAATGTAGAAATATCTAAGTCTGTAGTAATTTCTTCGATTTGTTTTTGTGGAATTAATGTAATTTCACGACAGTTGTGCTGACTAATGTAAGTTTCTTTGATAAACTGTGCTTCTTCGTAGCTAATAGGTACATCAATAGTGACACGCAAGTACATTTTAGGTTTAATAATATCTGCATTAGGATCTAACAACTTGCTTAGTGAAGTTGTGCGATATTTAGGACAGTTCCACCAGTTAATGTACTCGGGCTCTTTACCGTTTTCGCGATCTAGTATCATCATGCCACGTTCGTCATCCCATACATCGGCATAGTTGTGCGGAAACGCATTACCGATGTAATGAATCTTACCTTGCACTTGTCGTTTGTGGAAGTGACCACTAAACACATACTCTTGATTAGCAAAATGACTAGGACGCAAGTCGCCGTGATCAGGCATTTTAACTAAGGCATTCATGTAAAAGCTAGGAAGTTCAAAGTGTCCAAACATATATTTGGATTTAATTTTTTCAATCTTCTTCCATTCGTCGCCTACTAGCCAAGGAACAAGTGCAACGTCATCTTCGATAAGAATTTTGTCTACAAATGTAATTCCTGGAATGTGTTTAGCAAAAGCAGTACTATTAACGTCACGTTTGTCTTTATAATACAAGTCGTGATTACCATCAAAGAAGTAAAACTTCTCAAATGCAGCACCTAGCTTTTCCATACATCTAATTGTTGCATCCATAGTGGTAAGATTAAGCGAATTTCTGTTATGATGCCAGTCTCCGCAGAAAATGCCAGTCTCGCAACCGGCAGCTTGTGCTTGTTCTATGTACCAATCAATAAATTCTTCACAATCTTCATTGTGAACACGACTGTTACCTTTTAGTCCGAAGTGAATGTCTGTAAACACTGCTGCTTTTTTAAACAAATTTAGATTCCTCTATTATGATGTCTTATTATAGCAAGTTTTTCTACACCTGTCAACAGTTATTTTGTATTTTTTTCTTCGCGTTTTAGTGCAGCTTCCCATTCACCTGCATGTTGTCTAGTATGACTAGGATTTAAATCATTCATTTCGAGAATGTCGTCTCGAATATTTTGATTACGCTTTTCTATATTAATAATACGAACAAAGCTATTAGTAACAGCAGCGGTATAATAAGCAAAGGGGTTATTAGATTTAGCTTCATCAAATTGTAGTCCAATTTGTGCAAGTTGGAGGATTGCTTGTCCTCTCATTTCGTCATTATATGTATATCCACGAACATTACCTCGAGTAGCATACCGTTCACACAGCTTAATCCACATCATAGCAAGTTTATTTGTTGCTTGACCTTTTTTAAGATTAAAGAAACCGTTCTCCATGCCGCCCTCCCAGTGTGATTTTCCTACACACACTAATTCACCGTCGTCATTAAATTTAAAATGTTGAAATGGAGGAAAGTTGAGTTTAACTCGAGTGTCTGCCACTGTCTTTGGGTTCTTTTTACGACCTGGTTCTTCCGGAATATGGTCAAATGTCATAATTCTAAAGATTAATTCTTCTTTGGTAATCTTTCGATAGTCAACTTCGCAATCTGCTTGTTTAACTTTTTCACCAGATTCTTTTCGTGCAGCGTAGTCGGCTTGTGATAATCTTTTTGCCTTATTTCGTTTAGCTTCTGCAATGGTCCTAATGTTAATTTTTTCGATACTTTCTAAAATAATATCGTATTGGGCAAAGTCAACTTCAACAAAACTTGAAAAAGATGCTTTTGACTTGTGTATTTCTAATAATAAATCTTTATTATTAAGATAGTTTACTTTTCTCATGGAGTCTCCTGATATGTTATATACATTATAATATATGTAGTTTAAAAAGTCAACTAAATAATACTATAGGAGAGCACATATGGCTAACTTTTTAAAAAATCTAGGCAATAGTCTTGTTAATACAGCAAAACAGTCTATAATAGACGAAGTGTCAGATACTAATTTTGGAAGAGCACTAAGAACACTAAATATTCTTCCTGGAGCCAATCCGGATAATACTTCATCATTTGCATCGGGTTCTTGGGATACCGGAACAAATGCAGATTGGCGTGTTAGAATTTCTGTACCTCCTGGTGGTACATATGGTAGCAGTACGATACTATCACCGTTAAGAGAAACACAAAATTCTATGGTCTTTCCTTATACTCCTCAAGTTTTTATTACGCATAGTGCTAATTACAGTGCGCTACAGCCTACACATAGTAATTATCCTTTTCAAATCTACAGTAATTCTTCTGTAGATGCTTTTACAGTTACTGGTGAATTTACAGTAGAAAACTCAAAAGAAGCAGAATATTGGATTGCCGCAGTGCATTTTTTAAGAAGTATAACTAAAATGGCTTACGGAGATAGTTCAAATAAAGGTTCGCCGCCGCCTGTTGTAAAATTAAACGGATATGGTGATTACGTATTTAATAATGTTCCTGTAGTTATTCAAAACTTTAATGTTACTTTACCATCTGATGTAGATTACATACCTGCTAGCATTGGCTTTAACGGGTCATATGCTCCTACTAAGTCTGAAATTGCAGTATCAATGGTACCAGCATATAGTAGAGATAAGGTTAACAAATTTAGTCTTGACAAATTTGTTAATGGCGGTTACATTTTAGGCGGAGATGGGTATATTTAATGGCTAATTATGACGATAAAAGTCCTTATAAAGACACTAGAGACGTAGGCGGACAGTATTTAGGAATCTTAAATATTAGACCAGTTCCTGCAGAAAATGACGACATATTATATGAAATCGAGTCGCAATATACTTATAGACCTGATTTGTTAGCTTACGATTTATACGGTGATCGACGTTATTGGTGGGTTTTTGCTCAAAGAAATATGAATGTTTTAAAAGATCCTGTATACGATTTTAGACCAGGAACACAGATATACCTACCTAAAGAACGAAACATTACATCAAAGTTAGGAGGTTAATAAATTGCCTTTTGAACCTCAAAATTTACAAGCTAGATTAAATCAAATAGGTCAAGATTTTACTAATAGTTCCGAACAATTTGGTAATGACTTAGGTAATACTCTACGACAACCGTTACCAACTTCGGCAAATATTTCCTTAGATCCCTTAGGACAAGCTCTTATTGATACAACAAGTTCAGCAAGGGGAGCAATTTCTGCAATTAATTCTGTAATTTCTAATCCAGGAGCAGCATTAGGAAATGCTGTTAGTGGAGCACTAGGCGGAGCACTAGGCGGAGTACTAGGCGGAGCACTAGGCGGGTTATTCGGCAGCGGCGGTATTGGCCTTCAACCTAATTCATTGAATAAGTTTGCAAGTTATAATAACATTTTTACTTTTGGTGCCGTAAGTAGAACTTCTTACAATACTCCAAATTTTTCATACAGGACAGGAGGTCCGGATGTAGTAGTACTAAGATCTGGAGGAACATCAGGCGATCAAGTAAAAACTCCACTAGAGAAATCTGCTGGAATTACTGGAGAATATTTTATTGATGATGTTGACATCATATGCCTCGTAGCACCTAATAGCAGAACACAACAAACAAATGCTACTACGATTACGTTTAATGTTATGGAACCGTATAGTATGGGATTATTCATGCAATCGTTACACATAGCAGCCGCAAAGGCAGGATATAGTAATTATTTAGAAGCAGTATATTTACTACAAGTAGAATTTATCGGTTATGACGACAACGGTCGTTCAGTAAAAGACTCGCGATCTACTAGAATGTTTCCTTTAAAACTTTCAAATGTTGAATTTGAAGTTACTGAACAAGGAAGTAATTATTTTATTGAAGCTATTCCGTATCACGAATGGGCATTGTCAGACGAAGTACAAATGACTCCAGTAACCGTAGATATTCAAGGATCAACTATATCAGAACTTTTACAAACAGGTCCGCAAAGTCTTTCTACTATTCTAAATACAAGAGAACAAGAACTACAACAAGCAGGAAATAAAAAAGTTGCAGACGAATACGTTATTATGTTCCCCAAAAGTATGTCTAGTGCATCAAATTCGCCGTTAGGTGCAGCAATACCAGCATTGCAAGGCGCAACAACTGCTTCCGCAGCTGACGCAGGAACAGAAGGAGCTGACTCAGAAGATTCTAATAAAAATCAAAAGTTATATGATCAATTAACTGGCATTGAAGGCGGCGAAGTGCCTGCAGATTTTGATGCAGAAATTAGTAAAGTACTAGGCATTGTTGTAAGACGTAGTGAAATTGGAGAATCTATTAGAGAATCTGCAGAAAGCGAAGAAAATATAAATGCCATAGGACAAAGTAAAATTGTTAAAAGCTTTTTAGATCAAGGAACACAATATTTTGGCCGTCCTGCGTTTGTAGAAGATAAAGAAAATGCTCCAGGCATTTTTCAAAGAGGTAATATAAAAATAAGCGACGAAGGAAGAAGAATTAACTTTGCTCAAGGAACTAAGGTACAAAATATAATAGAAGAAGTTGTACTTCTTTCAGATTATGCAAGAAATTTTGTATCCGAACAACCAGATGCTAACGGCATGAAAACTTGGTTTAGAATTGAAAGTGATGTATTTTTAGTTCCTGGAAATTCAAATGTTGCTGCCACAGGCCAAGGCGCAAAGGTATATGTTTATAAAGTTGTTCCTTATAAAACCCAGGTAGCTAGATTTACATCGCCAACTTCTGCACCTCCAGGATATCCTAATCTAAAAACTCAGGCTATTAAAAAATACGATTATTTATATACCGGAGAGAATGACGATATAATAGATTTTAATATTAATATTAATGCTGCATTTTTTACAGCATTAAACGGTGACTTTGGACAATTAAGTGCAAGTCAGATTACACTTGGAGCAAACGGTTTAGTTATAAATCCCGAATCGCCAACGTTTGGTACTTCTAGCGGAAATAACACTAATTCGTCAACTTCTGGAATAAGTAGTGCTAGACCTACTCCGACTACAAATACAGGCCAAGCAGGTTCTGGACCACAAAATCATCCTGAAAATGCTATTGCTAGAACATTTAACGATGCAATTGTAAATAGCGAAACTGACTTGGTGGGTATTGATTTTGAAATTTGGGGAGATCCTTATTATATTACAGATAGCGGAATGGGAAATTACAACTCATCTCCTACAGGTAGTATTAATTTAAATAGTGACGGATCTATGGATTATCAAAGCGGAGAAGTAGATATTTTAATAAACTTTAGAACCCCAGTTGACATACGAGATCCGGGTTTTATGAAATTTCCAGCAGGCGGTACAAAAGCAGTTGGTGCTTTTAGCGGCCTTTACCAAGTAATAGAAGTTACAAATTCGTGGAGTAGTAATAGATTTACTCAAAAATTAAAAACAATTAGAAGAAGAAATCAACCAGAAGATACAGGCGTTTCTCCTATTGATATTTCTATAGAAAGTATTATTGAAAAAGGTCTTGATGCTATTATTTCTCCATTAGTGTCATCTCCGGTTGCAGCATTTAGCGGAGCAATAGATGATATACAAGGACAAATTGATCAGTTAGGTGCAACACTTTCTCAAGGAATCGGCGGCGCAGTAGCAAATGGTGTTGCTGCACTTGACGCTGCTGCATCTGACGCCGTTGGAAATATTTCATCTTCGATATCCGGTTCTGCTCCAAATATACCTGCTGCGCAGCAGTCTAGTGCAGCTTCAGTAACTGGCGCTGAAGATAATACTTTTGAAGCACAACATGCAGAGTATCTAGCTAAAGCAAGAAGAGTAACTGGAAGAACTTAAATTAATACAGTAGTATACAGAATAACAAAAATTAGAGATAGGTTATAATGGTAGATAAGATCAATAATAATCAAGTTGAAAGAACAAGTCAACGAGGTACTAAAGAACAATTTCCTTCGCAACCTAAAGTTGCTGTTGTTAGAAATCATCTAGATACAACATATATGGGAAATCTTGAAGTTGAATTGTTAACATCATCGAACTCTGGACAATCTACTAATGCTCCAGGACAGATGATTGTAGCAAAATATATCAGTCCTTTTCACGGAGTAACGTCTTTACAAGGAACGTCAGATAACGCAGGTTATTTAAATAGTCAAAGAAGTTACGGATGGTGGGGTGTTCCACCGGATATTGGTGCTAAAGTTCTTGTAATTTTTGCAGAAGGCGGCCAAGCATTTTGGATCGGATGCATTCCAGAAGAGCATACTAATATTATGACGCCAGATCCGTATGTTTCTAGCACATACAATGATTTAGATGACTCTAAAAAATTACCTGTAGTAGAATATAATAAAAGAACCGAAGACGGAAATGGAAGAAATAGTACACAGTTTATTAAACCTGCAAATGAAGATATAATTAATGTTTTAGCTACTCAAGGTTTACTTGAAGATGAAATAAGAGGAGTAACAAGCACTAGTTCTCGTCGAGAAGTTCCTAGTGCAGTAACTGGATTTAGTAGTCCTGGACCACAAGATAGACGTCCTGGTTCTCCTAGAGTAAATTATGGCGAAAATTTTGCACAAACTCCAATGCCCCAAAATAGATTAGGCGGCAGTAGTTTAGTATTTGACGACGGTGATGCTACATTGTTGCGTAAAACTCCAGCAAAAGACGGACCTCCTGTGTATGCAAATGCCGAAGCTGGAGAAACAGACGGCGATCCTACACTTCCTCATAATGAACTAGTACGTTTAAGAACAAGAACGGGTCATCAAATATTGCTCCACAATACAGAAGATTTAATTTATATTGCTAATGCACGAGGCACTACTTGGATTGAATTAACTGCAAACGGAAAAATTGACATTTATGCACAAGACAGTATTAGTGTACATAGTGAAGCAGACATTAATATGAAAGCCGGTGCTAATGTTAATATTGAAGCAGGAGCAGATATTAATTTAAAAGCAGGCGGCGATACAAACATAACTGCTCCGGGCAGTGTAAACTTAGATACTCCTGATACAAATATGAAAAATTTAGATGTAAACGGCAATGCAATAATAAGTGCAAATACAAACACAGGTTCTTTGTCAGCAGGAAGTGTTAATGGAACTAGTGCAGGTTCATCTTGGACAGATCGCCCAGGAAGTGACAATCAAATACTTGGATCACATAGTTCTGCATCGCCTACAGCTCCGACAGCGGCTATACCAAGCGCAAGAGTTCCCTTGCACGAACCTTGGAGTGGGCACGAAAATTTGTTCAACACTACTGCTACAACTCCTGATACATTTAGACAAAATACATCAAGAGAAGCATCAGCTACACCAAATACATCGCCGCCTGAAACAGCCGAAGCACCGTCATCTGCACCTGTTGACGGCGTAGTGTCGACTCCTGAAGTTTCGTCAACTAGTATACCTACTGACGTTGGAAATGCATTAGGCGGAGTGCAAGAAAGTGTTAGTCAATTTAGTGTAGGAAACTTGGTAAACTCTGTAGTAGACTCAGCTTCTCAGATTACCCATAGTGTCGGACAGTCAATTGTAGGAGCAATTGACAACATTGCAAGCCCAGGAACATTGAGTAGTATTACAGACGGCATTATTGGGTCAGCAGTATCTAATACAGTCGGAGCATTAGGTAGCTTGCTTAATTTAAGAACTTCTCTAGCAAAGGGACAAACTCCAAACCGTGCATCAGTAACTCCTCCTGGCCCGTATGACGAATTAGACCCTAAAATCGATGTAGCAACATTTAAATCAGTAGCAGCAGGCGAGTATCCAGACGGATCTACGGTAACTTTAACTAACGGCAAGACGTACACAGTTACAAAATCTGGTGATTATTACGAATTAACATAAGGGTAAATACGATATGAGTACACAAGAAAAAAGCATTTATAAACAAATAGTTGTTCCTGGAAACCAATCTCAAGTTGCAATTCCAGAATCAAGAGCTTATAGAGGAATAAGCACAGTTGATCCTGATGCTACTGAATGGATATTATACGATATTGCCCTAATTAAACAAGATATTATCAATCATTTTCATATTCGCCAAGGTGAAAAGTTAAGTGATCCAGAATTTGGAACTATTATTTGGGATGTACTTTTTGAACCATTAACTGACCAACTTCGTGATGCTATTACTAAAAATGTATCAAGACTTATTAACTATGATCCAAGAGTAAATGTTGATAATATTATAATATCTTCCTATGAAAGTGGAATACAAATTGAATGTACATTAGCTTATTTGCCTTATAACATTTCAGAAACTATGAATCTAAAATTTGATGAAAATGCTGGGTTTTTATCATAAAATAAACTACGCACATAATATAATAAAATAAATACATTATAATGAGGAAAGCAACACATGTCATCTACAGATAGGCAAAACAGATTATTAATAGCAGAAGACTGGAAAAAAGTTTATCAGTCTTTCCGTAACGCAGATTTTAAAAGTTACGATTTTGACAATCTACGCCGCACAATGATTTCTTACTTGCGTGAGAATTACCCAGAAGATTTTAATGATTATATTGAATCGAGTGAATATCTAGCGCTCATTGACATGATTGCATTTTTAGGTCAAAACATTGCTTTCCGTATTGACTTAAATGCTCGTGAAAATTATTTAGAGCTAGCAGAGCGCCGCGAAAGTGTATTACGTTTAGCAAGACTTCTTTCCTATAATCCTAAGCGTAATCAAGCAGCAAATGGTCTACTAAAAATTGAAGCAGTTAGTACAACTGAAGAACTAATTGATTCAAATGGAATCAATCTTGAAAATCAGACAATTCAATGGAATGATTCGTCTAATCCTGATTGGTACGAGCAGTTTATTAGAGTAATAAATTCTGCATTGCCTGTTAACGGCACTTTTGGAAGACCAGTAAAGTCAGAAATTATTAGCGGAGTTCCTACTGAGCAATATCGAATGAATTCAACTAATACAGAAATACCTGTTTATAGTTTTACAAAAACAGTTGACGGTAAAAGTGTTCCTTTCGAAGTTGTATCGACAGATATTAATGATTCTGAAATCTACGAAGAACCACCATTCCCTGGCAACAATTATGCATTCCTTTATAGAGAAGACGGAAGAGGCGTAGCAAGTTCAAATACTGGCTTTTTTACACATTTTAGACAGGGTAAAATAGATACTGGTCAATTTAATGTTACTAATCCTAGCACAAGTCAAGTTGTAGCAATTGATGCAAGAAATATTAATCAATCAGATGTTTGGTTATATAACTTAGATAGTATTGGAAATGAACAAGAACTATGGACAAAGGTAGATGCTGTTGAGGGTAACAATGTAATTTACAATAGTTTAAATAAAAGTATTAGAAACATTTATAGTATCTTAACACGCATCGAAGATAGAATTAGTTTAATCTTTTCAGACGGTACTTTTGGTAATCTTCCGCAAGGTAATTTCCGTGTTTACTATCGTTCTAGTAAAAATCAAAGACTTGTAATTACTCCTGATAATTTACGTGGTATTTCTGTACGTATTCCTTACGTGTCAAAAGCAGGTAAAGCTGAAACTATAACAATTACACTTGAGTTAAAGTACACTGTAGACAATTCAACAGTGTCAGAGACTAATGCAAGTATTAAGAAAAATGCTCCTAGCACGTATTATACTCAAAATAGATTAATTACTGGTGAAGATTACCAATTAGGACCATTAGCAGTAAGTCAAGAAATAGTAAAAGCAAAAAGTGTAAACAGAATTTCGAGCGGTATTAGTAGATATTTTGATCTAGTTGATGCAACTGGAAAATACAGTACTACAAACTTATTTGGCACAGATGGAGCAGTTTATAAAAACTATATAACAACAAAAACAGGCTTTGCATTTGAAACACTTACAGATATTGAAGGTCAAATACTTAACACTATTGAACCTATTTTATCTAGTATTAAAGTACGTAATTATTATTACGATAAATTTCCTAAGCTTTTGGTTGAAGACCTAGGAGCAACATGGACACAACTTACTGAAGATACTAACAATTTTACCGGTAGGATGATTAATTCTGCAGGCGTATTAGTAAAAACGGGAACCTTTACTGGTTCTAATATGAAATTTGTAAAACCAAATAGTTTGTTAAAGTATATTCCTCCAGAAGGATATCATTTTTTAAATGGTAAATTACAACTAGGTGCTCCGGATTACAGAGGAGGCACAGATTACAAGTGGGTAAAGGTTATAAGTGTTATAAGAGACGGGACTGAAATTCAAGAAGACGGTTCAGGTCCTATTACTATTAATGATAGTATTCCTACTGGTTCTAGATTAATTGAAATTAGAACTGCACTTCCTACGGCGCTTACTGCTGACGTTCAAGCTCAAATTACTGCACAAATATTTGCTTATAAGACATTTGGATTACGTTATTCTAGAAATGACGGTGAATGGAGATTAATTACAGAAAATAATCTAGCGGCTAACAGCGAGTTTAGTACAGGTAAAACTGGAAATACTACCGGCCAGCAATTAGATGCTAGTTGGATTTTAAAATTTAATACAGATGGCGAAAAGTACACTATTACACATCGTGAAATGCGATATGTATTTGAAAGTGATCAAGATATAAGATTTTATTACGATAGCAGCGATAAGATTTATAATAACCGTACTGGAAAAATTGTAAAAGACAAAATTAATGTTCTAAGTATTAATACTAAGCCTACACAATCCAATCCTTTTAACACTGATTATCTTTGGGAAATTGTTGAAGAATATAGAGATGCCGAAGGGTATATTGATAGTAAAAAAATACAAGTAAGTTTCTTCGACGAAGACGACGATGGAGTTGTTGATAATCCTGAAGTGTTTAATGATATTGTAGACGAATTTAATATTACTGATGAAAATATCGATAAAAAACTAGTTTTTCAAAAGAAAAAAACAACAGCAGACGGAGTTGAAGACTTTGTTTATGTTTCTAAAAACAATATTTTTAGAGACCCTGATCAACTTATTTTACTATCAAAATCTAATAGAGCACCATTAAGTTCGTACGAAGATGGAGATATTTTATACTATCTAACGGAAGATATCTTTGAAGTGTTTAACGAAGCAACTACACAATTAACAATTACAACAGATTATAAAGCATTTGTTGGTAGAGACGGATTAAAATTTCAATATGTGCATGCTGCTGATCAAGAAAGCAGGATCGATCCTAGTGCAAGTAACATCATTGACACTTATTTGTTAACACGAGGTTATGATACACTATTTAGAAAATGGCTAGACGGTGACATAGATAATAAACCTCTACCTCCTAGTAGTGATGATTTATACATTAGTTATGCTAGCAATTTGAATAAAATTAAATCATTAAGTGACGAACTTATCTATCATCCGGTTAAGTACAAAGTGTTATTTGGTTCAAAGGCAAAAGAAGACTTGCAAGCAACATTTAAAATTGTTAAAAATCCTAATTTAGTGTTAAATGATAACGAACTAAAATCAAATGTTATTAGTGCAATAAACAAATTTTTTGCACTTGACAATTGGGATTTTGGAGATAGATTTTACTTTTCGGAATTGGCAAGTTATGTAATGAGTCAGTTATCGCCAAATCTTGTTACCTTTGTAATTGTTCCAGTTCAAGAAGATCAAGGTTTTGGATCGTTACAAGAAATTAAAGCCGAATCAGACGAAATTTTTATTAGTAATGCCACAGTTGCAAATATAGAAGTAATAGATGCAATTACTGCTGGCAGATTAAAATCGCAAGGAGCAGTTGTAACAAGTGTTACAGCTACTAATACTGGCATCCAAAGTGGTGTATCAAACTCAACGTTAAATAACGGAGGCCTTAGCTACTAATGGCATATAATAACGACCAAAATCCAACTAACCTTCCTATTGGAGACAATAACAGGCGCCGTAGTTCAGATCACTTACCTAGATATTTTAGAACTAGAGTTAATAACAAATTTCTTTCTAGTACAATAGATCAGCTAATGCAACCAGGATCAGCTGAAAAGCTTAATGGATACTTTGGACAAAAAGAAGCCAAAGGATTTCGAACAAAAGATTTTTATATTGGTGATGTAAATAAACAACGAGAAGATTATCAGTTTGAACCTTCTTCTGTGATAAAAGATTCTTTAGGAAACATAAGTTTTTATAGCGATTATAATGATTATGTTAACCAGTTATCGTCATTAGGAAGTAGTGTTTCGGATCATAGTTTACTTAATAGACAAGAATATTATTCTTGGAAGCCGAATATTGATTGGGACAAATTTGTAAACTTTAGAGAATACTACTGGTTGCCTACAGGCCCTCGACCTATACAAATATCAGGCGAAAAAGACAACGTAGTAAAAACTATTAAAGTTACTGCTATTGATAATGGCGAAAATTACGGATACGTATTTACACCTGATGGACTTACTCAAAATCCTGTTTTAACATTGTTTAGAGGTATAACTTATAAGTTTGAAATTAATGCTAAAGGAAATCCGCTGTCGTTTAGAACTAAAAAAGATTCAGCACCGATATATACGCCTAATTTTTTGTATGAACAAAACGAAAAAGTTAACTTTAATGGCGGAATTTATATATGTAATTCTGCACATGTGTCTGGTGTAAATTTAGATCTAGACTTATGGGATTTGGATACATCATTTAACTTATCTAATGTAGTAAGTGAAAATAGTATAGAATTAGGAACTATAGAAGTTACTTTAGACCAAAGTACCCCTGATTTAATTTATTACATGTCAGATAACGACTTGTATGCAAGTAATGTTATAAATGTTCTTGACATCACTGAAGCAACTTCTATTAATGTAGAAGAAGAAATTATAGGAACAAAGACTTACAAAACAGAATCAAATGTTGAATTGTCTAATGGCATGAAAATAGAGTTTGTAGGAAAAGTTACGCCTGAAAAATATGCAACTGGCTTTTGGTATGTAGAAGGAGTTGGAGATGGCATAATGTTAAGGTCAGAAGAAGATCTTAATGTTCCTAGCTCATACACATCGGATTTAATCGTAGAGTTTGATACTGAAGGATTTGACGAACTTCCTTATTCAGAAGCAATAGGTTATCCTTCTAATAAAGATTATATTACAATTAATAGAGCAAGTCAAGATGGAAACTTATGGTCAAAATATAATCGTTGGTTTCATAAAAGTGTAATTGAAAAAAGTGCAGAGATTAACAATCAGCCTCTCGAGTTAGATCAGTCTGCACGAGCAACTAGACCTATTATTGAGTTTGAACCTAACTTAAAATTATTTAATTATGGGACAGTTGTTAAGAAAAGTATTGACTTAGTAGACGATTTTACAAAAGATGCTTTTAGTACAATTGAAGGATCTGAAGGTTATAATATTGATAATGTAGATTTATCTAATGGCATGAGAGTGTTATTTACTGCTGACAATGATCCTCTAGTATATGGTAAGATTTTTGAAGTTAAATTTATTAATTTTAGAAATCGTAGACAAATTACTCTTACAGAAGTTGACGATAGTCAGCCTTTATTAAATGAAGTTGTTCTTTGTAAACAAGGAACAGAATACAAAGGTAAGATGTTATGGTTTAACGGAACTCTGTGGAAACTAGCACAGCAAAAATTAAATTTAAATCAACCACCGTTATTTGATATTTTTAATGAAAGTGCAATAAGTTATTCAGATAGTAACGAGTTTGAATCTACTACGTTTAAAGGAACAGAACTGTTTTCATATAAAATTGGGTTAGGTGTAAATGATTCTGAATTAGGGTTTCCATTAACGTATAGAAGTATTGAAAATGTTGGCGACATTGTATTTGAATATGACTTATCTTTTGATACCCTGACTTATGCTAAAACAGGAGAAACACCGATAACAGCCTCTGTTAATCGAGGATATCTTAGAAAATATACATCAAGAACTGAATTTGAAGTATTAAACGGTTGGACAAAGGCAACAGATTATAGTACACAATCTGTTATTAGACAATACGTTAATGATAATACTAGAACCTTTTTTACAGTAGATGTTTATGAAAGAAGCGGATTATTAGATGATTTATGGTTAAGAGTTTTTGTAAATAATTCTTTAAAATTTAAAGATGTAGACTATACAACTTCTATGGATGCTAATGAAAATTTAACAATTAAATTTAACAATTTGTCTTTAGACGATAACATTGTTATTAAAACTAGGTCAGCAGCTGAAAAAACAGAAAACGGAAAATATGAAATTCCTAGTAATTTGGAAAGAAATCCGTTAAACACTAATGTTAATGAATTTACGCTAGGTGAAATAAATGATCATGTTGGAACAATCGTTGAAGAAATAAATGAGTTTAACGGCATTTATCCCGGAACAAGCAATTTAAGAGATTTAAAAGAGTTGTCAGGTTACGGAAAACGTATTGTAAAACATAGTTCGCCGTTAAACTTGCCGCTGTACCATATTGTTGATAAAGATGCAAATGTTATTAAAGCAATAAAATATGCAAGACGTGAATACGGAAAATTTAAAAGATCTTTCCTTCAGCATGCAGCAGACATAGGATTTAGTGGACCAGTAAAAGAGCACGTTGACTTAATATTAAAGGAAATGAATAAAGACAAAACTAAGTTAATGCCTTATTATTTTTCAGATATGATTCCATATACAGGCTCAACTAAGTTTATTGACGAAATTACAGATCCTGAAAATAACTTTTTTGCATTATCTAAGCCGTTTAATACTACTACTCCTAGCGATACTGCGGTGCAAGTTTACATAAACGGTCAGCAACTAATATATGGTAAAGACTATACATTTAACGACCAAGGTTTTATAATTGTTACTGCTTCTAAAGCACAAGGTGACATAATCGAAATATATGAATACGAATCAACAAACGGTAGTTTTGTCCCACCAACTCCGACTAAGTTAGGGATATATCCTAAATTTATTCCTGAAGTATTTGTTGATGATACGTACCAAACACCTACAAAGGTAATACAAGGACACGACGGTAGTATTACTGTAGCATACGATGATTTTAGAGATGATCTTATATTAGAATTAGAAAAGAGAATTTTTAATAATCTTAAAGTTGAATATAATACTGAGTTATTTGACATTTATGATTATGTGCCAGGATATAGTAGAAATACTGGGTTAACATTAGCCCAACTTAATAAGTCTATGATTAGTGACTTTGTCCAATGGTTGCAATTAGTTGATTCTGATTACACTAAGCATGAATTTTTTGTAAGAGAAAATACTTTTACATTTAATCATACTGGAATGACCACTGTCCAAGGACAGCCTGTAAATGGATGGTGGAGAGCTGTTTACAAATATGCATATGACACTGATCGTCCACACACACATCCTTGGGAAATGCAAGCATTTTCGATTAAGCCAACTTGGTGGGATGCACAATACGGACAAGCACCTTACACTAAAAATAACTTCTTAATGTGGGAAGATATCGAAGCAGGTATTATTCGCACACCAAATACATTAGCTGTGCCTAATGAAAAAATTGCAAGAAAAAATTTAACAGCTCATATACCAGTTGATGATGATGGAAATTTAGTTAGTCCTGTTTTAAGTAGCTTTGTCGAAAGTTACAATACAACTACTTTGGACAATAATTTTACATTCGGCGATCATAGTCCTGTTGAAAATGCCTGGCGCAGAAGTTCAGAATATGCATTTGCATTGATTTCGTCATTAATTCTAAATCAACCAGCTAACGTATTCTCTACAGCATTTGATAGAGTTAGACAAATTAGAGGGTTAACAGGCAATATTGTTTATGATATGCCTAACACACAAATTAGACTTAACAACATACAGTTTCCTAATACGTCAGATGAAACTGATAGAGTTTATACATCGGGATTAATTGACTACATTAGCAATTATCTGTCTTCAAATGTTGATACTCCATATGATGAATATAAAGAAAATTTAAGAAATGTTGATAATCAAATTGGGTTTAAGCTAGGCGGATTTACTACAAAAGATAAATTTAAACTTATTTTAGATAGTCGAACTCCTACTAATAAAGGCAATGTTTTTATACCCGAAGAAAATTATCAAATTTTTCTAAATACAAGTGCGCCAATTAAGAGCATTACTTATAGTGGAGTTATAGTTGAAAAACAATCTTACGGATTTGTAATAAAAGGATATGATCAAGAATCTCCGTATTTTAATTATTATCCAGCAGTAGAATTGCAAAATGATCCGTTAGTAAGAATAGGCGGCATTAGTGCAAGTTTTGTAGAATGGAATGCTAACAAAACTTATGTTAACGGATCTATCATAGAACATCAAAATACTTATTATAGAGTTACTGAAACACATACAAGTAACAACGAGTTTGATGATACAAAAGTTGCTAAAATACCTAAATTGCCTGAGGAAGGCGGCAGCGAAGCTTACTTTAGAAAAGCGTTTGCTAATAATATTAAACAACTTCCATACGGAAGTGTCTTTGAAACAATTCAAGAAGTAGTTGACTTTATGTTAGGTTACAATCAATATCTTGAGACTGAAGGATTTGTTTTTGATTATTATGCTGAAAAAAGTAATTTTGTGTCTAATTGGGAAACTAGTGCAAAAGAATTTATGTTTTGGACTACACAAAATTGGGGCGCTGGTTCAGTTATAACATTAAGTCCAGGAGCATTCCAGCTTAAATTTAATTCTCAGTATGCAGTAGTTGATGATATTTATGATACGTTCTATGGTTATAGTTTACTTAAAGCTGATGGTAAAAAGCTTTTACCACAGAATGTTAGCTTAACAAGAGAAAATCCTCAAGAGTTTGTTATTAGACCAAAAGCAACAGAAGACGGAATTTATTCAGTTCGTCTTTCACTTGTGCAAAAAGAACATGTAGTTGTGATTGATAATAAAACTGTTTTTGGAGATATTATTTACGATCAAGAACCAGGGTACCGTCAAGAACGAATTAAAGTATTAGGTTATAGATCAGGAGACTGGGACGGTTCTATTAACATTCCGGGTTTTGTATATGATAATGTAACTATCACAGAATGGAAGTCTTGGAAAGATTACAGTATAGGCGATGTAGTAAAGTACAAAGAGTTTTATTACATTGCTAAAAATAAAGTTCCAGGCACAGAAGTGTTTATTGCAAGTCAGTGGTCAATACTAAGCGAAAAACCAGAAGCAGAATTATTACCAAACTTTGAATATAAAACAAATCAATTTGCAGATTTCTACGATCTTGATACTGATAACTTTGATCTAGAACAACAAAAATTTGCACAGCATTTGATCGGATATCAAAATAGGGAGTATCTTGCTAATATCATTAACGATGATGTTAGCCAGTATAAATTCTATCAAGGAATGATTCAAGATAAAGGAACACAGAATTCTTTAACAAAGCTATTTGATGTACTTGGAAGTGCTGACAAAGATAGTTTAGATTTTTATGAAGAATGGGCTATTAAGGTAGGTCAATATGGAGCCGCAGCTGGGTTTGAAGAAGTTGAATATATATTAGATGAAGATAAATTTAAATTACAACCGCAGAGCGTAGAATTAGTAAATTCAGTAACAGGTGAAGAAACTGACTTAATTTATAGAATTAGGCCATTTGAAACATATTTAACACCTGAAAATTATACTCACACACCGTTCCCTACAAAGTATATTGATAATACATATACTAAAACTGCTGGTTATGTAAACTCAGACGATGTTGATTTTATTATTGACGAGTACAACTCTATTGTTAATATAAATTATGATGATATTAGATATAATCATTTAGTATGGGTCGGAAATGTGGGACAGTCTTGGAATGTTTACACTTTTATAAAAGACGAAATATTTTTAGAAAGTGTTACTGAAGTAGGTGATCAAAAAGAATTGTCATTTAATGTTATTCCTAACGATCTAAATGTTAATGATATTATCGGAGTTGAATATACTGACGAAGAAAATAATAAAATTGCAGAATTTGTAAAAATAACAAAAATTTTAAACAATAAAATTACTGTAAATAGTTCAATATTAACAGCGAGCGAAGCTGTAACTAATCCTATTATAACAAAATTTGTAAGTGTAAGAGTTTCTACCCTTGAAGAAGCAGGCGAACTAATACAAACGTATAAACAAGGCATTAAGCGCATATGGATTGATGACGACGGTAGCGGAGAATGGAAAGTATTTAACAACACTCCGGGATTTAATGTTCAACAAACTATTGAAAATTCTGAGCCTGGAACTAACCAAAATTATGCTCAAGTTATTGTAGCAAGTAATAACAATACATTATTAGTAGTTGGATCTCCAGATGATGTTGACGGTAAAGTGTTTACATATATTAGAGCAGGCAATTCAGGATCGTTCCAACTTAACCAAATAATAGATCCAGACCAGGGGCTTGCTAAGTCATATCCTTCCTTTAGAGGAGGCGAAAGATATACTATTACTGATATTGTTGTTTTTAATAAAGAATATTACGAAGCAACTAATACATTTACATCTACTGTTGTTATAGACATCG